TTCCCGATCCAGAGGCCAAGGCCCGTGCTCAATTGGAGCTTTCCAAGATGGCCCAAGATGGTGAGCTGGCCAAGATGGCCAATGAGACTAAGCTGTATGAGGTGGAGCAAAATAACCTCACAGAGCGCACAAAGGCAGACATGGCCAGTGACTCTTGGATGTCAAAGAATATCCGGCCCATGACCTTGGTATTCCTTTTGGTGGCCTATTCCGGCTTTGCCATTGCATCGATCTTTGAATACGAAACCCGTGGCGCTTATGTCGAATTACTGGGGCAATGGGGCATGCTTGTTATGTCTTTTTATTTCGGGGGTAGGACAATGGAGAAGATTGCTGATAAGGTGAAAAAATGAAAGACAACTTTGAATCTTGCTTGAAGGCAGTGCTGCACCATGAAGGCGGCTACGTCAACCACCCAAGTGATCCAGGCGGTATGACCAACCTTGGCGTGACCAAACGGGTCTGGGAAGAGTGGGTCGGCCATGAGGTCGATGAGAAGACCATGCGCGGCCTGACGCCAGAGATCGTGGGTCCAATGTACAAATCAAAATACTGGGACAAGGTCAAGGGCGATGATCTGCCAGCCGGTGTCGATTATTGTGTCTTTGACGCTGCCATCAACAGTGGACCAGGCAGGGCCGCCAAGTGGCTGCAATCAACTGTGGGCGTGGAGCCTGATGGCGGCATTGGCCCCAAGACCTTGCAGGCCGTGGCAGGCATGGATGCCGATGAGCTGATCAATGCCTACAACGACAGGCGCCTGTCTTTTTTGCACGATCTGCCGACTTGGCCCACATTCGGCAAGGGCTGGGGCAGACGGGTCGCAGAAGTCAAGGCCGCTGGTTTAGACATGGCATAAGGTGGCAAAATTGAGTCATGGCCAATGTCAAGCAACAACTCGAAGTCCCATCAATCCCAAGCCTTGGCTTTGCGCCAGAGGCTTATGAGAGGCGATACTTTGCCGAAAACAATAGCGCGCTAAACGGGTACTTTAGAAAACTGATCAGCGTGCTTGGCGCTTTGTTTGGACCAAGGGGCGGCAAGTTTCTCAATACCCCCCATGGGGCTTTTCACGACTCGACTGACCAAGCAGCTGCAAGCACCACAGCCGCCACTGTCGTGACCTTTAACACGACAGACATCTCCAACGGGGTCACGCTGTCAAACAGCTCAAGGCTCAATGTTGCAGACTCTGGTGTTTTCAATATCCAGTTTTCGATTCAACTTAAAAACACCACCAACGATGGCCACGATGTAGACATTTGGTTTCGCAAGAATGGCACAAACATAGACAACTCAAACAGCAGATTTCACATTCCTCAAAGAAAATCAGCAGGTGATCCTAGCCACATGATTGCGGCCTTGAACTTCTTTATTGAATTAGATGCTGGCGACTATGTTGAAATCGTTTATAAGGTTGGCGATGTCGCTGTGACCTTGGAGCATTTTGCCGCCAGTTCTACCCCCACACGGCCAGCAGTGCCATCAGTCATTGCTACTGTGTCTTTTGTCTCAAACTTACCGACAATATAGCCATGTACATACCACTTAAAATTCCCCCAGGCATTTACAAAAACGGCACAGAGTATCAAGCAGCAGGCCGATGGTTTGACGCAAACCTTGTGCGCTGGTATGAGAATACTTTGCGGCCAATCAATGGCTGGCGCTTGAGGTCCACAGCTGCCGCAATGGCTGGCTCATGCCGAGGCATTATCACTTGGCGCGACAACGATGCAGATCGATACATTGCAGCCGGTACTCACTCGAATTTGTATGCAATGAACGAGGCTGGGACACTGAAAAACATAACCCCCACAAGTTTTGCAACGGGTTATGCAAATGCATCTGTCAATACCGGTTACGGCTACAACACATACGGCAGCTTCAGCTACGGCACAGCAAGACCCGACACGGGCAGCATTATCCCAGCCACGACTTGGTCACTCGATACCTGGGGCGAATACTTGGTGGCTTGCTCTAACCATGACGGCAAGATTTACGAGTGGCAGCTTGGGTTTGCTACACCCACATTGGCGGCTGTCATCACCAACGCGCCAGTGAGCAACAAGGCCATCATGGTGACTGCTGAGAGGTTTTTGTTTGCCCTTGGCGCTGGCGGCAACCCAAGAAAAGTTTCTTGGTGCGACCAAGAAAACAATACCCTTTGGACCCCAGCTGGTGACAACCAGGCAGGCGACTATGAGCTGACCACGCCTGGTTCACTTATGGCAGGCAAACGGGTCAAGGGTGTCAACTTGATGTTTACAGATGTGGATGTCCACACGGCAAACTACATTGGCGCGCCATTCGTCTATGGCTTTGAGAAGGCCGGAAGCGGCTGTGGTCTGATCTCGGCCCAAGCTGTGGCGGCCATTGACACTGCTGCCATCTGGATGAGTAAGGCTGGCTTTTTTATCTATGACGGGTACACGAAGCCACTGCCGTGCGATGTGTCGGACTATATTTTTAACAACATCAACTTTAGCCAGCAGTCTAAAATTTATGCGGTCCACAACTCCAAGTTTGGCGAGATTTGGTGGTTTTACCCAAGCAGCTCCAGTAACGAGAATGATTCGTATGTAAGCTATAACTACCGAGAGCAGCACTGGAACATAGGATCATTGGCTAGAACTGCTGGCACTGATGCTGGAGTTTTCGCATACCCTCTAATGGTGTCGTCTGATGGTTACTTCTACGAGCATGAGGTGGGCTTTTCTTACGATGGCGCATCAGTGTTTGCAGAGTCTGGCCCCATTCAAATTGGCAACGGCGATAACGTGATGAAGGTCAGGGAAGTTGTGCCAGATGAGCAAACTCTTGGCGAGGCCGTGGTGTCGTTTAAAACCAGACTCTACCCGACAGACACACAATCCACATTCGGACCATTTACGGCAGCCAACCCGACTTCAGTGAGGTTTTCTGGGCGCCAAGTCAACATGAAGGTGACTGGGGCGGTGCTGGCTGACTGGCGGGTGGGGGTGATGCGCCTTGAGGCCGTGGCCAGTGGAAAGCGATGAGCGACCAAGAACAATTGGAAAGGCTGCGCCATCATGTGGAGGCTGCCTTAGAATACAGTGGAGGCACACACAATTTTGACGATGTTGCCGAGATGGTTGAGGATCACAGATTGCAGCTGTGGCCAGCCAAGGACTCGGTGGTGTTGACAGAGATCATTGTCTATCCTAGGCTAAAGAATTTGCATTACTTCTTGGCTGGTGGCGACCTAGATGAACTCTCACGGATGCGACCATTGATCGAATCCTGGGGCAAGTCTGTTGGCTGCACCAGGGTGACTTTGGCAGGCCGAAAGGGCTGGGCAAAGACATTTTTGAAAGACGAAGGTTACAGCCCACAGTGGTCTGTAATGGCAAAGGAACTTTAAGGGAATAGATATGGCCACACAAAACGAAGAACTACTAGCATATTTGCAGTCACTTGGTCTTGGCAATACGCAAGCGCCAATTCAAACTGCTGTGCCAGGCTTTGCTCAGAACTTTGCCAACTATCAATCAATACCAGCAAACGCTCAGTACAACCCTTATGTTGTCTCTGGCGAGGGTTCACCATACGCGCAGATCATGGCCAGAATGAACGCTGCCAACGCTGCAAGTCCTTACAGCGGCCTGCTTGGACCAAGTCTTACTGGCGGCTACAACTCAGATTTATACAAACGACTTACAGCTGGAACTGGTGCGGCTGGCGCTGGAGGATCAATTGATTCATCTGGCGGCGGTGGCGGCGGTGATGGTTATGGTGGCGGCTACAGCGGCGGCTTTGCTGCTGCTGACGGCGTTGGTATGAGTGGCATGGGTGAAGGCTCTATTGGCGGCTATGGTGCTGCTGATGGTGTTGGAATGAGTGGCATGGGCGAAGGTTCTATTGGCGGTTATGGCGCTGCTGATGGTGTCGGCATGAGTGGCATGGGCAATGATGGCGGTGGCTCTGTCTCAGGCGGTGGAGACCTAAGTGGGGGCTACGGCGACAGTGCAGGATTTGGCGCAGGCGGCGATGCCGGCGGTAGCGCAGGCGGCGGCGGTGATGGCGGTGGAGGCGGTGATGGCGGTGGAGGAGGCGGTGGTGATGGCGGCGGCGGTGGCGGTGACGCTAACGGCGGTCTGATCACTAGCGTTTGGGGTAAAAACCCACCAGGCCCCG